TTAATTTTCATATTATTAGAAATTATTGGGAAATATTCTTTTAATAAATTATTTCTAGATATATCTTTTTTCATTCTGTGATAAATGTTTTGACTTGGACCAGTTTGTTCGAATAAGAAACTTAAAGAATTAAGTTGGTCTATCTTTTGATAATCTGGGTGAATAAGGTTTATTCCAAGATATTTAATAGTTCTAATTTTTATATATATATCTTCCGGACAATATGTACTATCAAATACTGTATAATTTGATACTTTTACTCTTACTGTAGTTAGATGTATTGCTGGGACTAAACTAACATTTGTATATTGTTTTTTACATAATATAGAAGTTATATTTTTTGCATGTGTATAAAAATCTGGAGAAATTGCATCATAATCTGGCACGGAATATTTATCATAAATATATGAACCCTTAAGTTTAAGTGAGAAGTCCATTGACTGGCCACCAACTAATATAACATCATTTTTTTTGATATATTCTTCTACTATATTTAACGATTCTTTTATTTGATTTTTATAGATATGGTTTTCAAGTTTTAAAAATTCGTCCATATTATATATATTAAAAGTTTATTTTTTATCTTTAAAGTTTAATAATTATAAATGAGTTTAATAAATTTGATTTAAAGATAAAAAAAAGAAAATAGTAATATAAGTTAATTTTTAAATTTGATTTAAAAATAAGATATAAATATATCTTATCAATTTAAATATGACAGAATTTAAATTAATGGAAGATGATGATTTTAGAAATATTAAGATACATAAAATCATTGAAAAAAACGAGAAACATATGGAGAGTGATTATAAAATTTGTACTGATTGTAATGTATCAATGAATTTTAATATTAATAATTCATATACATGTCCAAAATGTGGTTTTATTAAAAAAATTAGCACTGGTAATTTAGAATACGAAGAATCATTCAAGAATTATAATGTATCAAATAAATCACACATGCCTATCAAATATATAGGTAAAAATTCATATAAATTACAACAAAATCTAAGAAATTCTACATCACAATATGACCCAATACAAGAATCTTATATAAGAAAAATTTTAAATACGTGTAATTCGGAATCAACAGATTTTAGAATACCACAAAATATTATTAAAGATACTATAGATTTGTATAAAAAAATCAGAAAACATTCTAAAGTATTTAGAGGAGATATATTAAAAGGTGTATTAGGTTCTCTTTTACATTATTTATGTAAAAGAGAAGGTATAATTAGGAAACCGAAAGAAATTGCTAAATGGTGTTCTATATCAGATAAAGATTTATCTACTGGTGATAAACACGTAAGGCAGTTAGAAAATGATGGTGTTTTATTAAATCTTATAGTTGATAATGATGAAGAGAATTTAGATAAAATACATATTCTATCTTATTTATTTAGATTAAAAATACAAGAAAAAATTATAAATGATAAATATTTACCATTTTTATTAAACTTATTAAATGAAATAAATGAAAAAAAAATAGGAAAAGTAAATTCCAGAACAAGTACTAAAATAACTGGTATTGTATATTTATTATGTATAACAGAAAAATTAATATTAGATGAGTCTATAAAGAGTAATATATCTACCGAACAGTGTATATCAAATGAATTTAAAATTAGTATAAGTACATTTAAAGAATTCTATAATGAAATATTAAAAAAGAAAGAAAAGGTTATTGCTGTATTTGATAAATATAATATAACTTTTCCTGACAAGTCTGCAAATAGAAAGAATAGAAAAATAAAAACTTAAAGTTCTATATCTCTATCATCAAATTCATATATATTATTGTCATCATAATTATATTCCTCAATATTTTCAATACGTTTGATTATATTTTGGTTTTGGCCAATAATGATTTTCATATTTTTTTCTAATCTATCCATCATTAAATATAATTTACATATTCTCATATCTATTTTATTTATCTTTTCTTCTAATTGTTTAATATTTGTATGTGATATAATCCCATTAGTATTATTTAGATTTTTTTTAATAATTTGGTAGAATTTATCTGACATTATTTCTTATATAACTATAATTTATAATATAACTATAATTTATAATATAACTTTAAATACATTATAATTCACTTATAAAAAAATCTAAATCAGCCTTTTCACAATTTATATTTATACCAAGAAATCCACCATTAAATCCATCTTTATCTAATACATCATATATATCTATACAACTATATAATATATTATCCTTTTCTTCTTCCGTTATTAGTGTAAATAAATCACTAAATAGTGATAATAACAATGGATGATAAAATTTTTTATATGATTTTATAACTAAACTACTATCATTTATACATAATAATTTAATATCTATTTTATAAACCTTAAATTTTTTAAATATTTCATTAACTGAAATTGTTTCATTTTCCATTTTATATTTTAATTATTCAATAATTTTATTTATATATTTATGTAATTAAAATTATTATTTAAAATTATTAGAAATAGAATTTAATACTAATTCTGAGTAGTTAATTAATTGGTTTTTATTAAAATATTTTTCATATAATTGTTTAGCATTATTTGAAATATCTTGACATTCTTTATCATTTTCTCGACACCATAATATTTTTTCTTCCAAGTCTGATAAATCTTCCTTAATTTCTATATAATGTATATCTTTTTTTAATAATGGAGAATACCAGGATTCTGTAGCTTTTATAATTTTCAAAGGTTTTATTTTTAACCATAAGCATCCTGATTGTAAAATCCAAGAAATTCTATTAACACCACCAGAATGTCCAGCAATAGATAATATATATTTATATTTAATTTGTTCATTCATCGGTATTCTATTTAATAGTTTAATATTTTGTTCGTCTTTTTTAATAAATTTTACAGTAAGATTTGTATCAATCTTATCTTTATTATTTAATGACACTATACCAGCATCTAATAAATTATCTCTACCATTCCATTCTTGATTTAATTTAGATATTTGTAATCTTTGGTTATCACATATATCAGTATGTCCTGTCGCAGAACCTCTAAAGAATGCTGTATTAACTTTATCCTCCCATTTAATATCATTTTTTATTTTATATTCATAATCTTCTTGACAAAGTTTCCAGTCATCAGGAATTATATATGGTATATCAGCAAATTCATTATCAACATATGGGCTTAATATAGGTGTATAATGTTGATTTAAATAAATACCTTCTAATTTCTTTTTTGCTGGAAATAGATTATCATAAGGTTCTGTCAAATCTTTTTTAAGCATAGGATGGTCTCTTTTATTAATAAAGAAATCGATATCATTTATTTTTTTATTTTTACAAGTCTCATCTAATATATCTTTATATATATCCAATGAATGTGTGCCCCATATATCCTTTCTATCGTCATTATTAATTATAACACTATTACACCACCATCTTTCCTTATCTAATAAATATTTTTGATAAACTTTATAATATTTTTTTTTATATTGTATATATTCATGAACGTTCTTACTTTCATCTAATTTAATATTGTGAGACCAGTTATTTCTATAAAACGCGTTGGCAAATGGTAAAAATTCAACTACCTTATTATTTCTAATTTTTACATATATAGCATTTCTTAAATGAAAGAATAGGTAATTTATAGAATTGATTGTAGTATATTTAGATAAATTACTATAAATTGGTAATTTACAATATTCATTAATAGAATTTACAATATTCTCATTTTGATATTTGGTAATATATTTATCATTTTTAGTATTTGATAACTTATTAATAATATTTTTTTTAATTTCTGGGTATGTTATTAATAAATTATATTCACCTCTGTCAGATAATATAGATGATGGGTAATTTCGTGTATTGATATCCATATTTGATTTGTTATAATTAATGATATATTTAAATTCAAATTTAAATTTGAATTTGTTTTTGAATTTAAATATAATATTAATAATCAAATAAATTATGTGTATATATATTGAAAAAATTAAAAATATAATAGATAAAAATATTTATTTAATCGAATATATTTCACATATAGTAGATATTAATTATTGTGACATATATAATATATATGAAACAGAAAAATGTAATGGTAAAGAAAAGTGTAGTTGTTTTTATATATATAATATAATAAAATATTTATTTTCATTCAAGGAACATATAAATCATATAACTATTTGTTGTAATGGTTGTGATATTTGTATAATAAATCCAAATATTATTACATACAATACAAGCAATACTTATATAGACAAATTATTTACAAAAAGTTATGATAAAATAGATTATAATACTAATGAAATTATGTTTATACTATATCAAAAAAATTTACCAAAGGATGTGATTAATAATGTATTTAGTTATTGTGAATTTGAATGTCCCGATTATACTGAAATTTTATATAGAGTAGAACATTTATCAAGATATAATATGTATGAATTTATGTTTAAATTCAATAAATTTGATAATTATTTTCAATTAGACAATGTTTGTGATTTTACAAGTAATTGTAAAAAATGTGAAACAATATTATCTGTATTAAAAATATTTGAATATTTAATAGAAGTTGATAATTGTATATATACACAATGTCAAGAAATGGGTATTTTAGAATCCGATATATATGATAATGTAGTATCTTCTGGATTTAGCTCATTATATCACTATGAGCTAATGGATGGCAAACGTTATATTATTAATAATGATTAAATTATAATATAATTTCTGAATAATCTATAATAAATTGTTCTATATCACTGTTTCTATGTATATATGCTTTTTTTCTATCACCATATTGACCCTTTAATACTGATTTGTTATCTAATAAATCTACAATTATTCTTTTTTTATTCATATCAGATCCAAGACGAAAGATTCTTCCTATAATTTGTTTCATATTAGACCTTCTTGGGGTTGCTAATATTAATGTATCCATTTTTACAATACTAACACCGGTTGATGAGTATTGATATGTTGTAAAAATAATTTTACTTTGTTTTATTGCTGTATTAATATCATTTTCATTAGACCCACCATATAATATAGATGATGCTAATTTTTTCTCATCATTTTTATTTACCTCTGGTATATAAATATTATCTATCATATCTATATTTTGTAATTTAATTTCGCTGATAAAATCTTGGTACAGCATTTCTACATGTTCTCTTCTATCTGAGAAAACAAAAACATTTCTTTTTTTTTTAGTAAAATCTATTAATTTATTTATAATAAATTTATTTCTGTATGGATCTGATATCAATTCTTCTAATATTTTATATACACATACTAATTTAGTTTTTTTATCTATATGTATATTAGAGAAATCATCATGAGCATTATATCTATATACCTCTACTGACGACTCAAACCCATCAAAACTTTTTTCGTAAGATTCTATTTTTTCCGCTTCTATAATTTGCCCTAGATGAAATTTTATTAATTTATCAAATCCATTAACTTTTTCATCAGGAGTAGCGGATAATCCAAAAACATTTTCTACATTAGCTCTATTAAATATTCTTTTAAATTTTTTACTTGAATACATATGACATTCATCATAAATAACCAATCCCACTGTTTCAAAATATAAATCAGCATTTATATTTTCGTATAAATTTCTACCTTTTTTAAATTTAAATATATTACTATCAGAAGCACTATTAATAATCATTACAACGATATCACCATCTACTTTCTTTTTTGTATAATATTCACCAATAATATTATTAGGGAATAATTCCTTTAATAATTTTACCCATTGATTTAATAAATATGTATTTGGAACAATAATAACTGTCTTTTTTTTAATTCTACTAATCATTTCAAATCCTATAAATGTTTTACCAGAACCAGCTAATGCCTTTAATATACAACACTTTTCACCACCATCATAATAAATAGTTTCTATTAGATGATCGCAAATAATTTTCTGATTACTAGTAGCCTTGCCTATGTAATCGAGTGATATATTTTCTGTAATATTTATATCATAAATAACTTTATCTATAATATTCGCATCTAATAATTGTTTTTTAGCAGTTCTAGGTAATATCAAATCTTTTTTATTAACAGAAACTGACCAACCATTTAACGCATATGTTAATTTAGTAATATGGTTATAATATGAAATAGTATATTTATTTTTTATCTTTCTTAACCCTTTTTTTTCATATCTTTCTTCAATATCCTTTATGTTAATATATAAACCCTTAATTGATAATATACCAACTAATTCAACCGATTCACTTAATTCAACCGATTCACTTAATTCAACTGAATCAACCATATTCTTTTATTATAATTTAGATAGAATAAATACTATCTTTATAATATATATTCTATCTAAATTATAATTAATTTAATTTTTTTACCATTTTTCAAATATAAATATAAATAATATTAATTTATATATTAAAAAAATATTTATTTATTTGATATAAAATTATATCAAATAAATTATATCAATTAATTTTTATATAATATTTTATTACAAATTTTGTTAATTATGAAAGTTATAATTTTTACACCATTATTAATTAATTACGTTAAACCACATTCTTGGTTAGAATGTGTTGATTACCAAATCCAAGAAGATACAGACTTAGATTATTATAATAAAGATCAATGTATAGGATTTCCTAGAGGGTTTGAATCTCAATACGAATCGGGATTCGGTGTAGATACTGGATTTGATCACCGCGACGGTTCAACTTGTCAATCACAAAATAAAAATACTTACTCAGATAATATTATGCAGTCTGTATATGTAGCAGGACAAAGAGTTTGTTTAGCATATCCAGCAAAAAACCATGTTGCAGATGTTTGTACTAATGAATTTATACCAGATACCCAAACAATTATCCAGAGATCTAAAATACAGAACTCTGACGATTTTACAGATTCTATATTTTATGATAATTTAAACGGTATTCATGAAAAGGGTGTTATAGATTATAAAGGATATCAAAACTGTCCTAAATTTTGCGAAGATCCAGATAAATCATTATGTACTATGTGTTTTGATTTACCAGAAAATGAAATTTCAGGTAGTTATACATTCAGATGGACTTGGGAGTTTAACCAAAATGAATTCTACTATACCTGTTGGGATGCTGAAATAATCGGTCTTGATAATGATGCACAACCAACACAAGTACCAACACAAGTACCAGTTACCACTGAATCTCCGGGAATAAATACACCAGAACCAACACCATGTAATACACCAGAACCAACTACACCATCACCTACACCGTGTCTAAAACCAGTAACACCAGAGCCTACCGAACATATGGAAGAATGTCCGGGTTTCTTAGGAACATTTGTAACTTCTCTCGATCATTGCCCACCACCAACACCAGAGCCTACAATGGGTGATACACCGAGTCCAACCACACCAGAGCCTACAATGGGTGATACACCAGAACCTACAATGGGTGATATAGTAGGACCAATAACACCAGAACCTACAATGGGTGATACACCGAGTCCAACTACACCAGAACCTACAATGGGTGATACACCAAGTCCTACTACACCAGAGCCTACAATGGGTGATACACCAAAACCAACTACACCATCACCTACACCGTGTCTAAAACCAGTAACGCCAGAGCCTACAATGGATGATATAGTAGGACCAGTAACACCAGAGCCTACCGAACATATGGAAGAATGCCCAGGTTTCGTAGGAACATTTGTAAATTCTCTCGATCATTGCCCATCACCAATACCAGGATTGACACCGAGTCCAACTACACCAGAGCCTACAATGGGTGATACACCGAGTCCAACTACACCAGAGCCTACAATGGGTGATACACCGAGTCCAACTACACCAGAGCCTACAATGGGTTCAACTCCTCCACCGCCATGTATACATCAAAAAACACCGACACCAACTACACCATGTCCGGAATTGCCAATGCCTATGATTCCAATTGAACCAACACCAGAACCAACTACAACAATTACTGGTTGTCTTGGGGTGTATAATAACTTATCAGAGGAAGAAAAAAAATATATACTAAAAATTATATTCAACCATAATGATTAATATTGAATAATGTCATATTAATTAATTTTAATTTTTTTGGTATATATATCAGGGTTTAATGAACAGTATATAATTTTTTATTATTTTTGTTGATATCAACGATATAATTAATACTAATATTAAAATATCGACTAAATTGGGTATATAAAAAAATATAATTTTCATTAAAAGGTAATATTTTCTAAAACTTTACGGAAATTAAACAGTAATTTATTAATATAAATATTAGTTGGGTTAATGTCACTAAAGTATAAACATTGTTCTACAATAGTTTTATAATCTAAATGTTTAGAGAATCTATTTACGATATCAACTAAGAATCCACCTTTACCTGAGCATGGCTCAAATACTTTTTTAGGCGACTTCCAAAAGTCTTCAGGAACTTTGTCTAACATTTCATTTCTTAATTTATAAGGAGTAGATACTTCAGCATTCTTTTTCTTTTCCAATTCTTGAGGAATTAAATATTTATCAACTAATTTACTTAATTCATCTGTATTATC